TTGCAATCGCCAGTTACTTTATAATCCCTCGCCACGGCCCCTTAGCTCAGTGGTTAGAGCAGGCGACTCATAATCGCTTGGTCGTTGGTTCAAACCCAACAGGGGCCACCAAATTTTAGCTTTAAAATCATATAATTAAGCCACTCACGCGAGTGGCTTTTTTCTTATATCGTTATTGAGTGGCGATAAAATGGCGGTGCATTTTTTACCGCCACTTTTCAGATCACATAAAAAACCCGCTCGCGGCGGGCATTTTATGAAATTTTTCTAGAGCCATAGCGGGCGCTGACCACCAACTGTCGGATGAGGCGGGGCCGGGATTATCGTTCCTGGCGTAACAATAAAACGTTCCACCGATTCCATCGTTACAAACGTACAGCTGCAATTTATGTTAGTGCATTGATGGTAACGCTCTTTGGTATTCTCACTTAGATAGCGACTGGTGCGCGCATGTGCCGCGTGCTGGCATTTTGGACAATGGAACATTTCACACCCCAACAATTCACATAAAGTGAATTAATGATACTCATTTTTTCACAATTTGAGAATAGCTATATTCTTCCTCCCCTTCAGTCCCGTACTCGACATCCAACAATCTAACCTCAAGCTCTAAACTCGTCGTAAAGCCACTATTACTCAGAGAGTGCATAACCTTCGTGATTGTCCATGACTGCTCGTCTATGACGCGCTTAAAGCCTGAAACCTGCACAGGTGTCTCTGGGTAGAGGTCGGCGCGTCCTGTCGCAAGCCTGATAGAAAACTCAGCAACACCACGTTGCAGTTTGTCCCATTTGGCCTGGGCGGCTCGCATGGCCTGCGCTTTGGTTGAAAAAATTGTCGTTAGGGCAAACACGTTGTCATCCTCGCCGACCATGTATTCACCCTCCCTGGCTTCCGGCGTCTTCACCGTTTTTTTCTTCGTTACCGGCTTGGCTTTGGGGTGCTGTAGCGCGCGTAAATGCTGCTCTTTGGGTTTGCGTTTTAACGCAACCTTTTGTTTTTGTGGCTTCGGGTCTTTGGTGTGTAACCATTTTGCCGTAACGCCGGTATATGCCCCACGGTCAGCAATGGAAAACTGATGGCGGTCGCCATCGCTGCGGGTGATCGTGACCTGCGGAATGGCTTTTCCGCTGGCTGTAACCCCACGACCGGCTTTGAGGAAAAGTAACTTTCCCGCTTTTACCGAAACCTCACCGCCGTTTCGCTCGGCGAGCCGCGTCAAAAATTTGGCATCCGATTCCTGTGACTGGTCGATATGCGGAATTTTTATTCCGGCCAGCTCCGGTATAACGCTCGACGTCAGTTTGTTACGTGTCGCTATCGCTGCCACGATCTCGCCGAGCGTCTTGTCATGCCAGGACTCTTCCCTACGTGAGTTAAGCGTCCCCCGAAAATCGGCGCTACGGGCGCGGATTGTCACCGTATCTGGCGCGCCATGATGTTCAACCTCATCGACGGTAAAACTTCCCTTACCAATTAACGCAAAGCCTTTCCACCCGAGGTAAAGCGTCAGTACCGCACCGCGTAACGGCAGTTCGACCAGCCCGTCAGCATCATCAAGCTCGATGTCGAGCTGGTCGGCCTCGAATCCGCGATTGTCTGTCATGGTCAGACTCATCAACCGACTACTGATGTTGCCGGTAATATCTTTGCTGTCGAGCATCAGCATAAAATCGGGCGTCAGTACGCCACCCGCATTCAGATTCAGCATATCCAGCATCAGCTAATCCCCACCATGCCGGCCACTGACGACGCCATATTTCCCGCCTTGCCAATCAGTGATTTTGCCTGTTCGCCGATATCGCCATACAGCGCCGCAAGGGATTCATCCACGCGGGTGAGCGTCAGCGTAAAATCAATTTTGCGCGCCGTTCCATCAGCAAAAAACAGGCTTCCTGTCTCGCTGATATTATTGATGACATACATACCGTAAATCGTGCCGGTACCATCCAGTAACGGCCAGGCGCGCCCCTCGTCAGCCATTAAACGAATGGCCGTCATCGTCAACTTTCCGCCGGTGAGCTCCGGGTACAACACACCGGCCAGGGTAATTTTTTCATCCCCCGGCCCCAGATACTGGCAAGAATCCCGCTTACCTACGCGGGAGTTTGACGGCCACCGATATTCGGCATCGCGTTGCATCGTCTGGTGTGGCAACGTCTGGCGCATAAAAACAAACATACCGAGTGCTAGCATCATTTTTCGTCACCTCCTATCCGTCGTGGTTCATGCTGGCACGCTGGCGGGCGCGTTTTTCACGCTCAATTTTTTCGAGCGCATCCTGTAGTTGGCGATCGAGCTGCGTGCCGTTACCGCCACCATCAACTGAAATGTGATACTCGCTTTTGCTCTGGTCGATGTAAGAACGTCCGGCGGGTGCAGTGACGGGTTGATATGCCTGATAGCCACCGTAAGTGCCGGTTGCCGGAATATAAGAGTTACCCTGCGTGGCTGCGTTCGCTTTTGCGGCAGTCTGGTCAAGCGTGCTGGACTCTTTATTAATAATGCCGAGTTTCTCCAGCACCCAATCAATACCGCTGCGCAGCTTATTGAATGCTGTAAGCGGTAACGTAAGAGCGTCAGCCAGGCGCTGACCAAACAACACACCGGCATCACGAAAACTGTTTAAGGTTTCCTGCGATGACTTGACCGGCGCAATCAGGTTGTTAAACCAGTCCCACACGGCTTTCAGTTTTCCGCCCAGCCAGTCAAACATCGGTTTAAGCGGCGCAAACAGTTCAGCTACTGGCGCAAATGCAGCCCGTATTCCTTCAATCACTCCGCCGAAAAATGCGCTGATGGGCTCCCAATATTTACGGATGAGCAATGCCCCTGCGACAATCGCAGCCACAACAGCGACAACCGGCCAGGAAATCGCACCAATAGCGGTAATGATGCCGCCGGCCACCGTTGTAAATACGGTACCGAGCGCCGTCGCAGCGGCGATGATGGCATTAACTCCCGTTATAACCGGCCAGGCAATCAGACCAATGGCCCCAATCATACCCACCACGCCAAGCGCCAGGGCGGTAATCACCCCAAGCGTCTGCGCGAGCTCTTTATTTCGCTGGATCCATTTATCAAGTTTGAGCACGTAGCCGGTCGCAGTCTGCACCAGTTTGCGTAATGAGGATTCCTGCTGGTCAAACAGGTCGGTGCCAACAGCCTCATACGCAGACTGAAACTCTTTGAAGTCGCCGCCGAGGTTATCCTGCATGACTTTAACTAGTTCCTCCGTCTTACCGTCAGAGGCTTTAAATGCAGCCGTGAGCTTGTCCAGCTTTCCTGATTGAGCCGCGTTCATCAAAACAGCGGCGGCAGAGCTGGCCTCTTCACCAAATATCGTTTTCATGTATTCAGCGCGCTGACCGGTACCCAGTTTATTTTTATCAAAACTGGCCTGCATTTCCTTCAGGATGGTAAAGATCGGGCGGGTATTCCCGTTACTGTCTGCCGTTTTAATTCCAAGCTCTTTAATCGCCGCGTAGGCTTGCCCGGTCGGTGCCTGGAGTCGACTTAAAATAGCGCGACTACCCGTACCAGCCATTGATCCCGTAATTTTCGCATCATGTAGGGCGCCAACCATTGCAGCGGCTTCCTCAATGCTGACACCGGCATTTTTCGCCACCGGCGCAGCATATGTCAGCGCATCACTAAGCCCGTCAAAATCTGCGGCGGTTTTATTCATTGTCATCGACAGGACATCACCGATGTGAGAGACCTGCTCGTTAGAAAGCTGGAAAGCTGATTTCATCCCCATCAGCAAACCGGCGTTCTCTTCCATTGTTCGACGGTTAGCAAGCGCCATATTAAGTGTGACGGGCGTCGCCGCCTGAATCGCTGCCGCGTCTCCGCCTGCTTTCGCAATGATAATCTGAGCACCGGCCGCATCATCGGCAGAGGCGGCTGTATTGTCACCCAGCAGTCGGGCCTGCTTTCGCAACGCAGTCATTTCTGCGGAGTCTTTCGCCACGCCGAGTACAGCCTGTAACTCGGAGTTTTTCTGCGCAAAATCATAACCCGGTTTCATCAGTGCAACACCGGCCAGCGTGCCTGTCGTCGCCATACCGACACCGGCGGCACCCATTGCTGCCGCATTTCCGGCCAGCTCCTTACCGGCCTGATATCGCTGCTTAACAGCATTGAGCTTTGCCTGTTGCGCGCTGACCCGCGCCAGCGCTTCACGCTGACGATTGAGCTGTGCTGTCGTTTCGCTAATGTTGGTTTTTAACCGGCGTTCATCCGCGGCCAGGGTACGGGTATTAATTCCCGCCTGGCTGAGTTCCTGCCGCTGGCGCTGTACAGCCTGCAGCAAGCTGTTGTGTTTGAGCTGGAGCGCTGCGGCACTTTTTCGGGCGGCATCCATTGCCTGCGCCTGCGCGCGCGTCGGCTGTTCCGTATTTCTAAACTGGATCGCCAGTGCGGCGGCTTCCTGTTTAGCTTTCTTCAGCTCCTGACCGGTAACGGCAAGTTGCGCGCTGGCCTTGCGAAACCCGTCGATACGGGATGCCTGGCCGTTCAGTTCACGCAGTGATTTTTGAGTGTCCCGGATGTCACCAGACAGCGTTTTGCTCGCTGTCTGGATGGATTTAAACGGGCGGGTCGCCTGGTCAACAGCCTTGAGTAATACCTGCAATTTAACGTCGTTACTCATTCGTGTTTCCGCTTCGCTGTAGCGCTTTTTCGCGCCAGGTGGTGAGCTCGGTCAGGCTCATGGGGTATAACTCTGATGGCGGCCAGTGAAAAATCACCGCGATATCCGCCATCAGGTCATCGACCGACATATCTTTCGGAAAATTTAATCCGCCAAATTCGGCGACAAAAAACCGATCACCTTTGTTGCCAGCGCCATCAAATCGGGTAAATCCATCATGACGACATCCGACTCGGTGAGTGATGGGCTGGTCATACGCGGCAGCACTTTAATCAGGGCGTCGACTTCAGAGCGCGCAACGTCGGCCAGGCTGACACCGCGCAGGGTTCCGGCGTTGGGCTTCATCAGGGTGATTTTTTCGATGACCTGCTCGCCGCGTTTGATGGGGTTTTCCAGGGTGACGATGTTTTCTTTGCTCATGATTTTCTCGCTGTTTACGGATTCGGGATTAACCGGCCAGGCATGCTGGCCGGGGAAAATTACAGGCCGATATTGCGGCGGTGCTGGTCGAGTCGGTCGACGCCGTTCACCTTCTCAATCATGTTGAGGACGTCGATTTCTACCAGCTCTTTACCGTTCATGGTCAGCTTGTAGTACGTGCAGACCAGCGATAATTTGCTGCTGGTATCCTCGCCCTGTTTGCTCTCGCCGTTATCGACTTCCTTCACCTTGAAACGGGTCTCAACTTCCACCGCCACGGTTTCGCCGGTATCGTCCCGCTGGTAAGAGCCTGCATAGCGCAGTAGCGTCCCGGTACCGACGGCACCGTAAAGCGACCAGATCGCATCATCAGGGAAGCCTCCGAGGGAAATCTCCATCGCCAGCGCGTCATCGTCGAGGCCGAAATCGACAGGGGCTGAGCCTGACATCCCGCCGCCCCGGTAATTTTCCAGCTTACGGGTCAGCTTAGGCAGGGTGACGGACTCGATAACGCCGAGATAGCTGACGCCATCCAGAAACGTGTTCAGATATTTGAGCTTGCGCGGCATTGCCATTGGTCAGGGCTCCTTAATTGCTGTTAACCGATGACACCAGATTCGCCAGGTATTTATCGGTAATGCGCTGGCGTAGCGTCAGGTTTTCGAGAGGGGGAACCGGCGTATAGCCGTAATCGATATACAGTTTTCCGGCTTTGAGGGTCGCCGCGTCGTTGGCCGATTCATCAAACCAGCAGGTCGCATCGACGATATAGCCCGCCGTTTTCATCTCGCGGAATTTCGCATTGATACCCGCAACGATGTCCTTAATCAGCGTGGCAGTGATCGGCTTGTCGACCGCCCACATGTGACCAGCGGCCATTGTGTCAGCGATAACCTGCGCGGTGCGGGTGTAGTTCTCGAACAAGAACAGCGGGTCATCGGAGCAGCAGCGGTTGCCCCAGAAGCGGAAACCGTCTTTACGAATGAGCGTGGTGACGCCTGCCTCGTTAAGCAGGTCGGCATCGGTGCCGGATTCCTGCAAATCCCAGAAGACCGACGCGCTGATGCCGGTGACGCCATTCACACCAACGTTTGACAGAGTTTTGTGCCAGCCGGTGTCCTGGTCGATTTTGGCGCGCAGGCCCAGCGCGCGGGCGGTCGCCCAGGCGGTCTCGGTCGCGTTCGCCGTGGTATCCCATGCCAGAAAATCCGGCCAGATAACCATCAGCTCACGCTGGCTGAAATTCTCGCGATAGAGCATCGCCTCGGAAATGTTCTTACAATCCCATGCGCTGATATAGCCAAAGGCGCGCAGCTTCTGGCAAATCGGCGCGAGGGCGGTCGCCACTTCAAGGGAATCGAGGCCCGGCACGCCAAGGATGCGCGGTTTAACGCCGGTGACGGCCTCCGCCGTGAGCAGCGCTTTCAGCCCGGTGTAATTGCCGCTTTCGTCGGTACCGCCGATGATATTAGAGATAGTCTGCGCCTCGGCATCGTCGCCGGTACCTTCGGCAACGCGCACAACGACAATGACCGGTTTCGACTGGTCGGCGATTGCCTGAAGGGATGCGGCCAGGGTGCCTTTTGTACCCGCTTTCGCAATGGCGCTTTGCACGCTGGTAATCAGTACAGGCTTATTTAGTGGGAAGGTGGCGGCATCGGCATCGCTTGCCGTGCAGACCATGCCGATAATCGCCGTTGATACGGTGGAAATGACGCGGGTGCCGTCGTTAATCTCGACAACCTGGACGCCGTGATGAAAATCGCTCATCCGTTTAACTCCGTGGTTAAGGGTGAGCATTATTTTCAATCGTGGTGGAAAGGGTGACGAGTCATCCCCGCTGTAACAGGGGTAGTACAACAAGAATGACCGTCACAGGTTAGGCAACACGACTCCAGCACATCAGCAGCGTGTGGGATTCCACCACACTGAACGATTTGCCCTCACCGAGGCTGGCTGTTTTGCCGCTGGTCGAGTGTTTGTGCGGCGGGATCGTGACGCCATGCTGATGGTCTTCTGCATAGTCGGTATAGTTCCACCCCGTATATTTCTGGTTATCCGTTCCGTGGGTGGCATCCTGCCAGGTATCCCCCGGCGCCCCGTCACCTGCCCTGTGCCGGTGCCTTCCGTTGCCCGATGTCGTCAGCTCCTGCTGCCCCTGTTCGCTGGTTTCGCCGCTCACGTCAATCTGAACGGCGGGCAGGTTGGCCTGCTGAAGTGTGACGTTATCGCTGCCGCCGCTCTGCCCGACGTTCGAACCGTCCGCTTTGCCTACACGAATTGTTTTATTCTCGCCGGTGTACACCCATTCTGACCACGGCCATTTTTCATTAGGGTTGACGTTCTGGTTAAAAAAGCGGGTGGTTCCCACCGGGTTATCATCTTCCCAGAAATCTCGCTTTGCCGCCGTTATCGCATCGGCAATTACCTGTTTTATATCTGTATCAAGTTTTCCCAGCACTTCATCAGCGTAATCTTTGGCCTCATTTTTTGCCCTGTTAACCTCAGCCTGCGAAGCCAGAATAACGGAGGGATCCGCTTTGAGGAGCACATCCGCGGTACTGGTAACGGCTACCCAAAGATTGACTGCCTGAAGCCGCCCCGAACCTTCAGCCAGAAGAGGTTTATAAGAGTCCGGCACGCTGGCAAGTGCCAGGCATACACCATCATCATCATAGAGCGCTGCCTCACGCATCCAGAATCCGCCCACTTCCGGCGGCATCACCATTTCGGCGCGAATGACATTTGCCCCCTGGTCTGCGATAACCAACCGGTTTAGGGGGGCCCGGTATTTCTCATTCACCAGTCCATCAGGTGAAGACGCAAGATTCACGCGAACACCGCTACCATCACCGACCCCCATCCAGGAGAAGCCAACCGGCTCCCCTGTCAGCGCTGCATTCGCCAGTGCCTCCACACCTGCGGTGGTCAGCGTCGTATAGAATGTCTTCACTCCGCCCCCCTGCTTAAGAAATGTTATTTTCTGACATCAGTTGCTGCACCATTGCGCCGCGCGTGGTGGCATCGTGATATGCGCCATACCCCAGCACGGTACGTAACCCCATCGGGCATCGCTGGTCAGCATAATCAGGGCTGTACCCGAACGACATTAACCCGCCGCCTTCAGGTGGAGAAATGGTCATCGTGTTAGATACTTCGGTCCCGTTAATATTGAAGAAGGCAATATTATTGGCGACCGACCAACCGACGCACGCCACGATATAACCGGATTTCGCAAACACCTGTGACATTGAGGTGATATTTGCACCACCGTCTACAAGCCACTGAATAGAGGCGGCGGAAGCGTATTTACGCAGAATGAAGCCTTTATCCGTTGCGCCTGCCCCGGTATATTTCGCCATCCAGCGGAAAATGACACCGTTCGCATCAGCTTTTGACAAATCAGCGCGGAATACCAGATATACAGTCACCTCACTGGCATTGTTCAGGTCATCATATGCTGCGGCAAGCCCGGCACCTTTCGGAAAATCCAGTTCTGCAAATCCGTCCACCATCGCAATGACCGGAGAAGCGGGAATTTGCGTTATTTCGTGACCGGACATGGGAGAGAATACCCGCGACGGCTTCAGGTAATCAGCCAGACTGACCACCGACTCATGCTCTACGGCACGCGACGCATTAAGATGAAGCGCATCTCCCAGCGCTATCGGAGAGCGACCGGATACCAGTATATTTTTTGATTTCAAAATAACAGCGCCTGCCATAATTATAACCCCTCCAGATAATCGTAATTCATCAGCGATGCCGGGCTGACAATATTCATTTTTCCGATATATGTATCGGCGTATGTATTCTGCGTTTCATGCGACCAGGCGAAATACAGGTTATCCCCGTATATTTCCATATCCTGCACGCCAACGTTTGACGCTCCGGTGATGGTTTCCTTGACGATTTTACCAATCGGCATTTTCCAGAAGTTTGAGGCAGTTTTGCTGTAAAAGTCAGTCGGAGTGCCAAACCATAAATTCATGGCTCCCGTGTTGTAACGCTCCACCGTTAATAAAATAAACTGACCATTAATACGGCGAATAGCCATCGGGCTGTATTGCACGGATTCTGGCGCATCAAACCGGGTAAACCCGGTTAAATCTGGATTCATAAAGTACAGCTGCGAGGGATAAGCATTCGTTTGTGTGCGAATGCCACCATAAACTGTGCCAGTCTGGTTGCGGGAATATTCGACCGCAATTGTTGGCTCACAATAAACCGTGGTTGAATACTCACCGTGAGCGATAACATCCTGCGTTACGATAGTGTTTAACGGGTCGCTGATATCAAACGACATAAATCCGACGCGCGACGAGTTCGCAAAATGGTACCCCGTAATCATCCGCCCGGTGGTCGGCACAAAACACATATCGTGAAACAGTTCTGGTACATACTCGACATCGTTAATGGTCTGGGTGACTGCCGAAATTTCGCCGACTTTTGCCCACGACGCCCCGCCATCCGTCGATTTATACAGGTTGTAAAACGTCACGCCGACCTGATTTGTTGCCCCGCGACTGCGAACGATGCCCCACAGATAATTGTCACTATCCACCCCCAGCGACCACCAGTCAGTTCCGCGTGCGTAGTTTTCCCCGGTAACGACATAAACCGGCTCTGACCAGCTCACACCATCGTCATCACTGTAGGTAATCACCGGCACGGTACCTTTTCCGCCGTGGGCTGGCGCACTGTTATAGCCACAATAAATCCGCCCGTTACCATCAATGCACAGCTTGCCCTGGGGCCAGGAATTCAGGTTATACCCGGTTTTCTGGCGGCGGGTTACACGCCCGATACGCACCGCCTGGCTGACCAGTTCCCCGTCACGGTTCATTCCGTAAAACAGGCGGTCGATAAGAACCGGCTTCATTGCCTCAAAGGATTTCTGCACAGAACCGATACCCGCAATTCCGGCTTTAATTTCCCCCTCACTGCTGACAGCATAAATATCCTGTAGCGCTTTCGTCATCCCTGGCAAATACACGCCACCATCGGGCGCGACGGACAGAAACGGATTGCCGCTGGCGTCATGAAAAACAGACAGCATTGACGAGTTGTCAGCGCCTACGACTTCTGCGATACCTTCAACGCTTTCAATGCCGCTCCTGACTTTACCGGCGTATTTAATCGCGTACTGGTCCTGTAATGAGCCGCTCATCCCGACAAGGTGGAATGAACCATCGGAAAGAAACACGCCGAAATTATTCCCTGCCGCATCAGACAAAAATGCCAACGGCGTTAACGCGGATTCAGTAAACAATAATTCATTGATAGCGTTGACCTGCGCCTGTCCCGTCGTCTGCGTAATGAGCGTGGCGATGCCATTATCATTGCGATACAGGCACTCTTTTTCATCTTCGCCGCTGAAGGCTACACGGAACGTCTGACCGGTAAAGGTAGCCTCAAGCCCGGCAAGGGTGCCGTCCGGGTCACCTTCTCCCGGAAAAACGGTCACAGACACCGAACGACCATCAAGGATTTTTTTTCCGGTGGCGACAGGCTTGCCGCCGGTATTGGTGAACTCTTCCACCCACACGCGGGAATCCTGCGAACGAACCGAAAAGCGCGCCCCCTCTGGTATCTTTCCGGCGGTAATCGCAGATTTTGCCTCGTCCTCTGTCGAAAACGGAATTTCTCCGGACTTAATCAGCTGATTATAAGATTCGAGCTGATCTTTCAGGTACTGCGTACGGTTCGCCAGTTGTTGCGCCTGTTCGTTAGCTTTCCCCCCGACGCCGCCCTCAACTTTATCTGAGCGACGCAGCAAAGAGACGCCATTTTCCCACTGTTTTTTTTCAATGATTGTTGACACGCTCAGTCCTCGGAATAATTAAAATTACTGTCGAAATGCGTTTCACCGTCGTAGTAAATACCGTTGCCCGGGTCATATCCTGGCGGATATACCGTAATAACCTCCCCGTCACATAACGCCGCTCCCGCACACGCCTCACCCTGGATACCTACTGACAGGGTCAGTTGGGAAATGTGGCGACTCACTGGCTTCGCATCGCCGATAATTCGCTCGAGTTCTTTAATCATCGGCTCAGTGATGCCAATGTCATTGAGGTCAATCTCAAGGCGGAATGTCCCGGCAGGATCGGCCACCTTCCACCATTCCTGGAGCGTCATGCTGTAGCCCAGCGTTTCAATCACACGCCGAACGGCGGCAACGGTACCTTTGCGTTGGTGGATCCAGAAAGCATCACTAACAGCCTGGCGTTTCTCTGTTTCCGTCCATGTTTCTTCCCAGCAGTCGACAGAAAACGCCCAGGCCAGATAGGGCAGGAATTTCACCGGGCATTTCCACGGATTCCATAAATCGCGCAGCGATACGGGTAAATCGCTGATAGAGGCGCATGCTGCGGCGGCTCGCTGTTCCAGCAGAGATGACCCGGGCGCCATTAGAGAATTATTCATCCGATCCCCCGATAATGACGCGGGCGTCGGTGCAATAAGCCGCCTGCGTTTTATCCAGCACCACATCGGCCAGAGGTTCGCGCAGCTCGACGCGCTGAACCCCCTGCACATGCAACGCGGCGTAAATCGCCGACATTCGGATGTCACGACCAAGGCGGCGCTGCTCCGTAATATAGGCAGTTAACTGCGCTTTTGCGGCGGCAAGAATCGGCTCGGTCGCTGGTCCGGGGTAAACATACAGCACTGCGTCGATCGCATAATTGACGATTTCAGCCGAGACGACTGTCAGGCGGTCAGCGACCGGTCGTACACTCTCATCATTTAGCGCGGTACTGACGGCCAGCAATAAATCATCCGACGCCGTGCCGTCACCTTCCCGCGATAGTACCGCGATAGTGACCTCAGCTGGAGCCGGGCTATTAGCCGAAGCATCCGCGACACGTCCGTCGGCACTCAGGGCGTGAAATTCATAGGCACCGGTTGGCCCAGCAACACTCATACCCTCAAATGCCGCCGGTACGCGCTGACGTAAATCACTGTCAGATTCCATGACCGCCGCCACCGGCGGGATTTGGGTCTCGTCTCCGGGGGTGATGACCAGGCGTTCAACGTTATTATTTGCCGCGAGCTGGTCGAGGTCGTTTTTGATGGCATAGGCCACCATCCCGGCTTTCGCCGCCTCGTTAATGCGCTGGCGTAAAATCACCTCACGATAGGCATTCTCTTCGAGATATTTCACCAGTGGCTCAGACTCCAGCGTTAATGTCCTGGCGACCGCTTCCTGCTCATCTTCCGGGTACAGTGAAATCAGCGTCGCTTTGCGCTCGGCGAGGATGGTTTCAAAATCCAGTGTTTCCACCACATCAGGCGCGGGGAGCTGGCTCAGGTCGATAACTGCCATAGGTTCAACTCACAGGGATGGTTAAGGAAAGGCTCTTACCGGTATCGGTGATTTGGCCGGTCACGTTGACGACCATCTGCCCGTTAAACTGCCGCGCTGTGGTGATGCTGGTCAGCCTGACGCGCGGCTCCCACTTCAGGATCGCCATGTAGCACGCGGCCATAATTTGCAGCTCAAGTGCCGGTGTCTGAGGCTGGTCAATCATCTGCGACAACAGCGAGCCGTATTCACGACGCATGACGCGGGAGCCGACGGGCGTGCGCAGAATATCCCCGATGCTCTGACTGATATGGTCAACGTCTGAAATGCTTTCACCGGTCGTGCGGTTCATGCCGAGATAACGCGCCGTCATTGGGTGCCCTCCGTCCATTCATCGCCGCGCCTGATGCCGCCGTGGCCGTGTTTATCCACCTGCACACCGTTGGAAGTGAAAGCGCCGCCGCTGTGCTCGATATCACCTGACATCTTGCCGCCTTGCTTCACCTCCAGCGTGCCGGTCGTCAGCTTGTTGGTGCAGACCACCTCCGGTGTATCGAGGGTGACGCGGGTCTCGGCTTTTACCAGCACCACCGGCACGCTGACGGCAACCGAATCGGATGCGGTCACATCGGCGGTTTTAATGCCGGTGACGGTCAGCGCGCCGGTTTCCGGCTCATAACTCATAACGGCACCGTCGGGAAATTCAACGTGCCAGGCATCAGCAGAGGCCGACGGCGCGGGGTTGTCGTCGGAATAAATACCCGGCAGCACAAAAGCGGTATCGAGCTCACCGCCCACGGCCAGAATCATCACCTGCTCACCAATGGAGGGAGCCCACCAGGTGCGCGAGCGCCCGGCCCGATGCGTCAGCCACTGGAGCCAGTCGGTATAAATGCCGCCGGTCTGCACGCGACAGCGCCCGGCGTCGAGGTCAGTTTCGACGACGATTCCGGTGCGGATCATGTTGCGTATCGCGCGGGCGAGTTCCTGGATAGATGCGAGTGTATTCATAGGGGAAAGGATGCCGCCGGGGTGTTCCGGCGGCAATCTGCGGGCGTTTTGCCCTGGCTGGCACAACGTTAATCGGCGAGGTAGTCGATAATGACGCTTTCCACAAGCTGCCGGTCATCTTCGGTAAAGCCCAGGAGCTGACGCTGTGGGTACTCGACGGCGGCGCTTTTGGGGGATGGTTTATCCTTGAGCCCGAGCTGATGCACGCGGGCGATGCGCTGCACTTTCCCGGTAAATTCCACCACCGCCGCGCTGTCGTTACCGCTCGCTTTCATATAGCGATTGGTGCGCAGCTTCGCAAACATCTCGCGCTTAATCCGGCCTTGCTTTGCCCTGACGGGCGGGCGCTTACGCGGGGCAAATGGCGAACCGTCCGGCGCTTTTTGCGATTTAATGCGCTGTTGTTGCCGCTGGCGCAGTTTCTTCGCAATATCGGCGGTCATCCGACGACGCCCGGCGGGGGAAAGGGCCGCTATCAATCCGGCGAGCTTGTCCTCAAAGGGTTTGAAGTCATTCATCCCATTTACTCACCAGTTCGCCATTACTCCATATCTCGACAGGGCTCGTCACCAGCTCCGGCGGTGGCGGCTCCGGGATGTTCTCAACGTACATTGCGCCGTCGACCTCGTTGACCAGCGTGCGCTCGGTCAGCAACAGGCTGATGCTGACATCGAGGCTGCTGTCGTTATTAATGTCAGCGAACCAGGCAAATCCGTTTTTTCTCCCCTCGTCGGTTGTCATGATGTCCGGTTGATTGACCCGCAGCCAGGCCATAATCGGCACAAACAGCAGGTCAATATCGTCGGTAAAATCCGTGACCACGATGTTAAGCGTGTACCGCTTTTCAAACGACAGGGAGCGCGCCAGCGTCGCCGTATTGTTGCCATCGTCCAGGCGAAGGTGAAGCATATCGGGGTTGGTACGCAGTACCGGTACCGCATCAGTTAAGGCTTTTCGCAGACTGTTGGGCTTTAACATCGATTTCATCCTGGCATTGTTTAACCGTATCGACCTGGATTGCGCAGCTTTTCAGTGCGTTTTCGAGCTGGCGTATATCCGCACTCAGGTCGCCATTAGTCAGCGGGTCGCTGCCCGGCATCGGGCAGGGACTGACCTTCGGGCAGGCGTTGTAAACAATCACCGGCGGCGGCGTTGGTACAGGCGGCGCGCTGGTGCAACCGGCGCACAGCATCAGGTAAATCAGCGCGATACCAGCGGCGAAACGCGTCATTTTCATTGAGTAACCTCGTGATAGTTTGTTCACGCCGAAAGGCCAGCAGGTTAGCCGCCGTGAGCTTATCCCTCATGGCAACCTGCGCCAGCTCTTTGCGCTGCGACTGCTCTGCGGCAACGTTGAGCTGATTTTTCAGCATGGTGATCGTGGTTTTCTGCGTACCGGCGACCCGGTTCGCACGTTCAAATGAGGCGCGCAAATTGCTGTTATCGTGTCTCATCCACAGCAGACCCGCACAGGCCAGCGCCAGCAGGAGAATCACTATCTTCATGCAGTTCCCCCTCCGGCCTTGCGCCACACTGCGACCAGCTTGTCGAGGCTGTGCTCACGCTGACCGTATCCGGCACCCGGCAATGAAGCCCAGATATTGCGACAGCGGGAAATCGCGCGCTCGATGCGCCCTTGCTGCAAATCTTCCAGCGCGCCACGCTCCCGAATAAGCTGAATGGCGAGCCTGTCCTGTGATACCGGGCTGAAATCCGGCAAAGCGAGCTGTTTCTGATAATGCGGCCAGAACAGATAAAGCTGCTGGTAACGCCCAGATGCCGTGGATTTTTCCCCGCGACGATTGAAGACCTTCGCCGGGCGCCCACCGGCGAACGGGTGATCGCGATAATCGGTAAAAATCTCCGGCTTGCCATCGATACCCGTGACGATAACGTCGTAACCGTTGTTTCGGGTCAGCGGATGCGTTGCTGTCCCTTCCGAAAATGCCAGCGTGTCGAGGAATGCCGCAACGTTGGGATGTGTCTTAATGACTGCCATCGTTTTCCCCTTTTTTAATCTTGCGCTGGATAGCAAGCTCTACCGCCTGATAACCGGCGATACCCAGCATGGAGCCAAATCCGCACACGGCCGCAGTTGGCAGGTCTGGAAACTGTACCAGGGCAACCCCGGCCACCATCGAAACAAAGCCACCCAGCAACGTGCGACCAATAAAAAGACGTGCGGTGATCGGTTCACCACCGGCCAGCACTTTACCGACGACAATCAGCGCGCCGATTATAAAAAGCGAAATGACGCTTTTTTCCCCTTCCGTCATGTGGTTACTCCCAGAGGTTTATGGTTTCTGTTACGGGGGATGACTTAACATCAGGTAGCTCGATCACAGTGCCATGAGGCAATACTGCGCCGAGCTCGGCTAACCCCGGATTTGCGGCGAGCACCGACTCGAAGACCCCCTCAGTGCGCCCGTAATACCGGGCGCAAATCATGTCGAGCGTGTCGCCCTGTTGCGCGATGGCCTGCATCAGATTTGGCTCACGATGCAGCGGGGTTTGTCCTGGACGCGTGATACCGCCCAGCGCATGTCCCGCCACAGCTCGTCGACAGTGGTATCGATGCTGTCGGCTTTCTTGTCACCTTTGGCGCTGGCATCCACACCGCGATAACGCTCATAGAGCGTGGCGGTCGCCATTGAGGTGACGGCGCGCAGGTAATAGAAAACTCGCACACTCTCACCGTCGAGATCGTCAGCCGGCACGTCGGCCAGCTTGCTAAAACCCCCGGCAATCTGCTGTTCCCGCCACAAAAACAGCTCGGCATTGGTTTCGGCGATGCCGGTTTTGATGGCCTCACGCAGCCGGGCCGGGGCGACGGTCTGCTCAAGTCGCATCCCTTCACGCACGCGTTTCGGGTCGATGTCAGGAAAGAAAAACGTATTTTTTATCACCGGCTCATCGCTGGCAGGCGGCGGGATGATCACCACGCCACCCGGCTGCGGCTCATCGTTCTTTTTAATAATCAGCGTCGTCATGACTACCTCTGAATAGGTGGGCGGTGGACGCCGGTCTCAGGTCAGGTAAAACACCCTCATCGACCGGCGTGCCGCCCTGGCGCGGGGCGCATTCTGTTAACCGACGGTCTTTTTCGGGCGGCCACGTTTAGCCGGTGCCGTGGTTTTCACGGCGCGCGGCGCTCTTACCGGGGCTTTAACGACTGTTGCCGGTTTGGGCTTCAGCTCTCGCTCAAGCCGTTCAATGTCTTTTTTGACGCCTGCCTGACAGTCGAGCTGCATCGCTCGCTTGAGGTGGGCCAGCGCGTCGGCGGGCTGTTTGTTGTCCCGCAGCACCAAGCCGGTGATTTTGTGCAGTTTTGCGCGCACCTCATCAGGCATATCGGCGGCGGCGGTCAGCGCCAGCGTGTCGAGCAGCTGGCTGACGACGACCGGTTCACCGGCGGCATGGGCGCGCATGGCGGCGAGCGCCACCTCTTCGGTAAACATGTACTGCGGCGGGCGGCGGTGTTTGCCTGGCATGGTCAGACCGTACTTAAACGCGTAGCGGGCAATATCCATCGCGCCGCCGATATCGCCGACATCGAGACGCCATAGCATGACGGTCATCACGATGTCATCCTGTGCACCTTTGCCCTGTTCCAGCACGCCACTGACCCACGGCAGATAGAACGGCAGCAGCTCGCGCTTTTTCGTGGCTTTCAGCTCTTTACCAAAGATGGCTTTTAACGTGCGTTGGTCTGCGGCCAGCTTAACCAGCATCTGCTCGTAGGCAGTGGCATGCCGCAGCGGGTTGTTTTCCCGCTGCGCGGTTTCAATGGCCGAGACCCGCATCATGTGACGCTGTGCGGGGCTCGTCATCGGTTAGCCCTCCGGTTGTGCGGCAGAGAAATCGCCCAGCTTGATATTTTCAATGAAGCACCCGGCGGCGTAGGTTTCGACCACGTAATCGATGTTCATCGATTCGTAGTTTTCCACTTGGTCGAGTTTCGGGTTTTCGATAATGGAGCGGCGATGACTTTCATCCATGAAATAGATGGACAGGTTATCGAGACGCGTCACCATAATCGCGTTCGCCGGGAAGTACGGCACACGGACGGCGGGCAGGTTGCCGATGCGTTTCTGGCTGATGATGATGTCAGCCGCGAGCGCTTCGCTGTTGGGCTGGTCTTTGTTAACGATCGGGAAATATTTGTCGGCCAGCAGCTTACGGCCCACAATCGCTACAAGTTCGGCATCTTCCTGATAAATCTCGTCAATCAGGTTGTCGGTTGCATCCATGACCAGCGCATCGAGGTTAACGTAATCGCCGTTTTTACCCACACGGATCACAGCGGAAACAACATTCCCTTCTTCGTCGACAATTTTGCTCATCACGCGGGTCGGCGCTTCATTACGGTATTTCTGCAGCCAGCCGACGGCGACGTCCTGCAACATCGGATGAGTGGCGCGGTCTGAGGTTTCGGCGCGCTCAACGCCGTTGAATCCGGCCATGATGAAATCGAGCGCCTGCCGCTGGATGATGGCATCGCGAATACGGCGCTGGAAGTCCTGGAAGCGCGCCCACAAATCCAGCTTTTTATATTTGAAGTGGAAGTCAAAGTTGACCTGATCGCACTCGTATTTTTTGGACTCCAGCGCGGTAAAGTCGGCGGTTTTACGCTCCTTGCCGCTGTTGGTGTCCGTGGTGCTGGCGATGGTGCCATTGACGCCGACGCCAATTTTTTCACCCTTCAGCTCATCCACCGGCACGATATTAATTTTCTGCAAAAAGGCCGATGACATCTGCACGGTGTTCATCATGGTTTGCGTGACGGACGGCTCGACGGAGAATTTTTTACTCACGTCGTCCGGGTCGATGCCGTTCAGCTCGGCAACGCGGGACAGGTAGGCATTGAATTTAAAACGGGTTTCCTGACGCATAGTCTTTCCTGTTGGGTTAAATCGGGTTGTCTGACCGGGCAAGCCTGTCGCCCGGCGATAAATTCACGACCGTTTAGCAGTCGGTCAGCAGCTCATCGCCACCGCCACCGGTGGAGAGCTTGCGGCGTGGCTGCGTGGTGCTTTCTGTGTTATCCAGCGACGTTTTTAACTGGCTGAATGCCTGGCTGGTCTGGTCAGCCTTCGTGGTGACGTCCTTTTTCAGGGTCGCAAAGGCATTTTCCAGCGTGGCAAGACGCTGTTCAGTGGCAGTGAGGTTTTCCAGCACATGTTCACTGACGGTCGTCACGGCTTCATGCACATCCTGAAAACGGGCGTCATCGCTGGCCTGTTTGCGGCTGAAGATCGCTTTCACTTTGTCGCTCAGGGCGGTAAAGACATTTTCCGCCTGGTCTTCAAACTCCAGCTCGGCGAGAGTGGCGACGGAAATCAGGTTGCCCGGCTCGGCTTTGAAGCGGTTGAGGGGGTTAAATTTGGCACCCCGGCAAAATTCGAGGTATTCGGTGCCGAGGCTGGCCGGGTCATCGGTCACGGCGAGACCGACCAGGTAGCATTTACCGCTATTGGCGAAATTCGGCTGAATTTCCATTGAGGTGTAGACCTTCTGCAATTTTTTATTCATTGCGATCAGGTCATCGGTCGGGGTGATTTTGGCGAACAGCGCCAGCTTGCCTTTCAGTACCGAATCGTCGTCAATCTTTTCAGACTTCAGCTCAACCACATCGCCGTAACGGCTGAACGGGCCATCCGGCAGGATGCCCTTCAGGTGTTCGAGGTTAATGCGGCAACCATAGACGCGGGGGTCAAAGGTCTCTGCCATTTCCTGAATATCCGTCGCGCTGATAACGCGGCCGTCACAGGTATCGCCTTCGACGCCGATGCGAAACCATTTTGAAACTTTTTTTGCCATTGTCAGGAGTCCTGATATCGGGTTAACGGGTCGGGGTTAGTTTCCCGACGTCGCCGCCCACCCGCTATCAATCCCGGATGGCTTATCCCTCACACAACAGCACCTTAGCGATTCGGATCACCCGTTTCTTTAGCCTTGCCCTGTATCAATCACGGCGAGGCATCCATGACCATCACCACCGACACCACTTTATTAAACGACCCGCGACGCCAGGCGGCTTTGTTGTACTGGCAGGGGTTTTCCGTGCCGCAGATTGCCGAAATGTTGCAGACCAAACGCCCGACAGTGCAGAGCTGGAAACAGCGCGACCAGTGGGAGGAAACCGCACCGCTGAACCGGGTCGAAAGCACCTTAGAGGCCCGGCTGATTCAGCTCTACGCAAAGCCCAACCTGACACCCCACGATTTCAAGGTGGCGGATTTTCTGGCCCGACAGATGGAGCGCTTTGCGCGCATTAATCGCTATGGCCAGACCGGAAATGAGGTTGACCTTAATCCCAATGTGGCCAACCGCAACAAAGGCGACCGCAAAAAGCCGACAAAGAACTTTTTCAGCGACGAGGCTATCGAGAAACTGGAAGAGATTTTTTTCGCGGAGTCTTTCGAGTATCAGCTCCGCTGGCACCGCGCCGGGCTTGAGCACCGTATTCGCGACATTCTGAAATCGCGCCAGATTGGGGCGACGTTCTACTTTTCCCGCGAGGCGCTGCTGCATGCGCTGAAAACCGGCCATAACCAGATTTTCCTGTCAGCGAGTAAGACGCAGGCGTATGTATTCCGCGAGTACATCATTCAGTTTGCCCGCCGGGTCGATGTCGACCTGACCGGCGACCCGATTGTCATAGGCAACAACGGCGCAAAGCTGATTTTTCTCGGCACCAACTCAAACACCGCGCAGAGCCACAACGGCGACCTGTATGTCGACGAAATTTTCTGGATCCCCAACTTCCAGAAACTACGCAAAGTGTCGTCGGGCATGGCCTCACAAAGCCACCTGCGCAGCACCTACTTTTCGACACCTTCCACCCTGGCACACGGCGCTTACCCGTTCTGGTCGGGGGAATTATTCAACCGGGGCCGCGCCAGCGCCAGCGAGCGGGTTGATATCGATATCAGTCATGACGCGCTCGCCGCTGGCGTGGCGTGTCCTGACGGTCAGTGGCGGCAGATTGTCACCATTGAGGATGCGCTCGCCGGGGGCTGTACGCTGTTCAATCTGGAGCAACTCAAGCGCGAAAACAGCGTCGACGACTTCCGCAATCTGTTTATGTGCGAGTTCGTTGACGACAAGGCGTCGGTGTTCCCGTTCGAGGATTTGCAACGCTGCATGGTCGACAGTCTGGAAGAATGGGAAGACTTTGCGCCGTTCGCCGACAACCCGTTCGGCTCCCGCCCGGTCTGGGTGGGATACGACCCTTCGCACAGCGGCGACAGCGCCGGGTGTGTGGTGCTCGCACCGCCGGTTGTCGCTGGGGGCAAGTTTCGCATTCTGGAGCGCCATCAGTGGAAAGGCATGGACTTCGCTACTCAGGCCGAATCCATCCGCCAGCTCACCGAAAAATACAACGTCGAGTACATCGGTATCGATGCGACCGGCCTCGGTATTGGCGTCTTCCAGCTGGTTCGCTCGTTTTATCCCGCCGCCCGCGATATCCGCTACACGCCGGAAATGAAAACCGCAATGGTGCTGAAAGCAAAAGACGTTATCCGCCGTGGCTGTCTCGAATATGACGTCAGCGCCACCGACATCACCACCTCGTTTATGGCAATCCGTAAGACCATGACCAGCAGCGGGCGCAGCGCCACCTATGAGGCCAGCCGCACCGAGGAAGCCAGTCACGCGGACGTCGCCTGGGCGACCATGCACGCGCTGTTAAACGAACCGCTTACCGCTGGCAGCGGCCAGGTAACATCATACATTCTGGAGTTCAACTGATGAGTAAATACAAAGGCCGCAAGCCACAGCCACAAAAGAGCCCGCGCAACATGAAAGACAGCGCGCCCCAAAAAATGGAGGCGTTTACCTTTGGTGAACCGAGCGCCGTGCTCGACCGCCGCGATATTCTGGATTACGTGGAATGCGTCAATAATGGCCGCTGGTTCGAACCGCCGGTCAGCTTTAACGGGCTGGCGAAAAGCCTGCGCGCCGCCGTTCACCACAGCTCGCCGATTTACGTTAAGCGCAACATTCTGGCCTCAACGTTTATTCCGCACCCGCTACTGTCACAACAGGACTTCAGCCGCTTCGCGCTTGATTTTCTGGTGTTTGGCAACGCGTTTTTAGAGCTCCGAAAGAGTGTCACCGGTCGCCCGCTGAAGCTGGAAGCGTCACCGGCTAAATACACGCGGCGTGGTATTGAAGATGATGTCTATTGGTGGGTGCCGTCATTCGACCAGCCGCACCCGTTCGCGCCGGGATCCGTATTCCATCTGCTGGAGCCTGACATCAACCAGGAGCTGTACGGCATGCCGGAATATCTCAGCGCGCTAAACTCCGCCTGGCTGAATGAAGCGGCGACCCTGTTCCGTCGCAAGTATTACCAGAACGGGGCTCATGCGGGTTACATCATGTATGTGACGGACGCCGCGCAAAGCGGTACCGATGTTGAGGCGCTGCGCGATGCGATGCGCAGCTCGAAGGGGCTCGGCAACTTCAAAAATCTGTTTTTCTACGCACCGCACGGAAAACCGGACGGCATAAAAATTGTGCCGCTCAGTGAGGTGGCAACGAAAGACGATTTCTTCAATATCAAAAAAGTCAGCGCCGCCGACCTGCTCGACGCTCACCGCATCCCGTTCCAGCTGATGGGCGGCAAGCCGGAAAACGTCGGTTCGCTCGGTGACATCGAGAAGGTGGCAAAGGTTTTTGTCCGTAACGAGCTCATCCCGTTACAGGACCGGATGCGCGAGGTCAACGCCTGGGCCGGTCAGGAGGTGATCCGGTTCAAAAGTTACACCCTCGACACCGAAAGTGACTGATTTCCGCCGCCTCCGGGCGGCTTTTTCTTACCCCCACGCCTGACCGCCTCAGAAGCCCGCCAAGCCCTCGGACGCCCCCGCATCACCCACCTACACCCTCGCGAACCCGCGCGGCACAGCGACGCGCTCAGGCTGCGAAAATAAATGCGCAAAAGTACGCTGGCGCGCAGTGCTTTCCCCGCCTCGCCTGCCCGCTTCGTGAGTCGGAATTAATGCAGATGCAACAGGCCTCCCGATCCGCGCCAGTCCTGGCGGCAAGTATCAAAATATAAAGGTAAACACACATGCAAAATGATGCATCAAACGGATGCATTAACTTGACTGAGATAGAGACAAACTTTAATACTATTTCATAAGCCCTATAAACGCGGCAAACATACTTCCCAGACCACCTATTGCAGCAAATAGAGTAGCCCAAAACATACTCCTCTGGCTGCGTATGTTTTCTGTATATCGCTGCTCTGTTTTATTAAAATTAGCCAAGGTATTTACCGCTTTTCCTGTTGGCCTATACCCCAACTTAGTCCTTGAAATATCGCCATTTTCAACAAGTGAATCAAGGCACAGACGGAGTTCTTTTCTCATCCGTGATTGATCATCGTGATAGACCCATAATCTACCAGCAACATCATTCATAACTAGTATTTCGCTGAATGGTCCTTCGCCTTCCTGCTCTCGATAGATTCTAACAACGGAGGCTAAAACAGTCATTGCATCAGTAATTTCTTGCTTACGCTGACGATAAAGAAACTTCTCACGGCTAAATCTTTTATTCTCTGCGTTAGCGAAGCGTCTAAATCTTAGCAGCTTCAAAAAGCTCAAATCACTTAATGAATTAAATCTCAACTCATGCGCATGATAATAATAAATACCCGAAAAAGAATCACACTCAAGATCTTTTGGAAAGAGAATAGAATCAATATTGAATATATTTTCATTCGCATTCCATTTTTTAACTTTCACCTCACCATCCACAAACCTTTCGAATAAATAATCCGCACCATCACGGTCTTTGATGTAAACAGAATACATGTTGTAATGTATGGCTTTTTCATATATCAAACTAATCCGCCCATTATCAGGGGTTCTCATCACATCGAAAATATCAAGATATTTTATAATGTTAATTTGTCTTTTATTTTTCATTCTACGTACCCCTTTAAATTTACTTCAATACCATAGTTTGAGTGTAACTAACGCCTCGCATGCTCGTTGTTCAACCCCGCCGGCACTGAAAACAAGTTTCAGCACCGGCGGCGTTTGTAGCTATATTGGTTAATTATCGAGTATCGAAACGATCTCACCGGTTCGCACGTCGACACGCGCCGCTACGGTCTGTTTTACCACCCCACCATAAGCATTAGTACCGCGAAACGTGGTTTTTACGATGGCATGTGGGTCTTTATTTAAAACCAAATGATAGACCGTTGAAACATGCTTGTAAGATGAATCATCATTCATGTTCGATTTTATTAGTTTTTCTAACGGACGATAAGAGCCATCCCAACCGCTAAAATTACCCTGAAATGCGTCAAGGTTGATTTTATTATTTAGAGATTGCGGCTCTTTCTCGAAGTCATTGAAACACCACCCCAACGCATCACCGAGCTTTAATGCATCATCTTTAGTAAAAGTGTACTCACTCATACAAGCATAAAAAACATCAGTAGAGCTGGCCGGTACACTTTTGAAATCAACATAGTTTTTAACGATATCGTGTCGGGCTTCTTTTGGCTCGTTGCGATATTCTTTGAGGGTTTTATCTGCATACTCAAACGTTGGCGTAGCCGGTTCCGCTTTAACCTCCAGCGCATCAGTTTTTTCAACAGGCTGGCTCTTTTCAGTCGGCCATAAAATTGAGCCAATAACGCCCAACGCGAGACAGCCACCAAGGTAAACCGCACTGGAGCGTTTACGGTTCGGCATCCGAACCAGAGACGGCTTGATTAAACCCACTATAAAAGCAATAAAGAGTGCCAAAGATAAAAATGCTATTACGGTATCCATGATTTTCCTTTATGTGTAATCCCCATACAAAACAACCCCATGCTATCAAACAAGGGGTCGATGGTTGTACATTTTTCAGGAACTAACGCCAGCTCTCATCTTCCCATACTTCCTGAAGGATACCGTCTAACGCTTCTCGGTCTGACTCCTGGTCGAACCCAACCAGTTCTACTCCGGTCATTGACCCTTTTTTTACCGTCACTCTCGTTGATGGGAAAATTGATTCTACGCGTCGGGTCAACTCGCACTGAAAAGCATCGACAACTTGCTGCCCGATTTTTTGGTCTTTATCCAACGTGATGTTAACCCTCACTTCGCCCCCTTTTTTTAATCTTTGTTCAACAGGAGCGGGAGCGAAAACAACTGAAAAAGAGTTGTTTTTCATCAAGTTCCCTCTCGCAATTTCCGCAATTAAATTCAAAGCAATTTCACGATCTCTTTCCTGACAAACACCCTCTGTCGTCAGACGCGCAATCATCTCGACCCGTTCAATCATGACTTGCTCGTTTAACTCTCTATCCACACAACCTCCAATACGGGATACTGTATAAATATACAGTAGCACGTATCGATAAGAATATGAAAGAAAAAAGTTACGCCACAAAAGGTCGTATGTGCATGATATGGATATGAATTAGTTACAGTCTCAACTTAGTAACTGACGCTAACCCCGCGACTCGATTTAGGATTTGTCTGGCCTGCGCCCGGTGTGACGGTGCTGCCGGGAAAATTTCACCGGTTGATGAACCACGGCACCATTTGCCGTTTATGCAACTTTTTCCACCGGCCATCAGGTGCAGGGCCTCACCCCGGCTGATGGTTTCGCCGGTAGTGAGCCGAATCTCGTCTATTGTTCTGTCAATGGCTGCACTTTGTTTATCCGTTCCGTGGATAAAATCACACCCGATGACCCGTTTTTTGTCCCTGAGTCTGGTCGTTAGCTTCCGCCTTTCACTTCGACTCAACGGTTTGGATAAATCCAGCTCCGGCGGATCGCTTTCGCTTCCCGTACAGTTATTGACAGAACTCCGAGAGGGCGCAGGAGCGCCCTTAACGTCAACGGCCAAATCAACGGCACGCTTCGGCACAATTTTCCACTGCGTGAGACGAGTCATAATTGGGGTATCTGCACCGATGGCAGAGTCGTAAACGCCACGAATACAGACGGTCTCCTCGCCGTACTGATTAAACTCGGTACGTGGTTCATACAACGTGCGTACCTGCAAATCGTCGCGGCGAACAAACGGCCCGCCCTGGGCGTTAACGTAACCAGCCCAGTCACCGGCATCAGCAGCATCATGCACAGCAGCAAACTCAACACTCAGACCATGCGCGGTCTCAGTATCGGCAAGGCGGCGTAGTTCGCGATAGACCGTCACTGGCGCACCACCGACAAATTGAAACTGACGAATATGCCAGCGCGCGGCCCAGGCAGAAACGGCGGGCGCGGTCTCTTTCAACAGTTCGCCGCTTTCGTCGTCGAGCTCGCCATCAAGCGCATATCCGTCGATATTTTTCGAAATGTATTTAGCAACATAGCCGGTAGCGCTACCCTTCTCCGGGTCAATGGCTTCGCCGTGGAAACGTGCTTTTTTGGCTTTATCGCTTCTCAGTTCGTGGCGGTCTTCCTCCCACGCATAATCGCGAATAATGAGGCGCACGCGCTCGACGTCTTCCGGCAACATGAACATAAGCATGTGCCAGTGAGGCGTTCCGTCGTGATGAGGCTCGGCAACACGGATGCCGAAAATGCGGATTTCTTCCCGATGTAGTTTGGCACGAATGCGTGCCCAAAGGCCGGTGAGATAACTCTGCGTGTCCGACGGGCTGGCTCCGTTCCATTTGCTGTTACGGTAGCCCGCTTTAGTTGTGGCGTGATATTTAGACGGCGCGGTCAGGGTGTAAAACTCCCCGACATAACCGAGTTCATTGCAGATATTTTCAAACCCACGGATGCGGGTCATCAGCTCGCAGCGGCGTATCGCAGGGTTAGCGACCGAACCGTCATATTTTTCTATCAGGCTGATTCGGTTGCCGTCTTCGTCTTCGAGATCCAGCCCCTTGAGAAACTCACGCGTGCGGCGCTTCTGCTCGCGCCAGTCTGTCACGCAGTTTTTACTCGCGTAGGCGTGCTTTTTCTTGCTGACGTTGCCGACTGCAATTTGTAGATGTTCGCGCCAAGCCGACGCGACACGACGCAGACGATTACGCCACCATGACTCAGTAAACATACGGATTACTGCGGGGGCTATATCATCTTTGTTGAAGTATTTATTTGCCACGCGCTCCCAATGGGGAGGGGTGATATTGAATTGCAGAGAAATAAAACCAGCGTGCATGTACCAGGTGTATAGCGTTTTGAGCTCTCCAAAACCTGAGTCATCAATATTTGCCAGCTCAGAACGAATGAAATTCGCAATGTCACCGGCGAGCAGGTCAACATCGGCGCGCGACATATCAGGGAGGCGGTTATACCTGGCGACCATATTGACCATGCGGGATGCCAGATATTGCATAAGCCGGGTATCAAAATGACCGCCAAAAATAGCGGCAGACGCATCGGAGTTGATGCCGTTGACCTGATACTTTTTGGTAACTAGCTCAATACGCGGCAATGCCTTTTTGCAGAAATTGACTAAAAAGGCATTGGCTCGTTGGCTACCCTGGCTTTTCTCCAGCGCATCAGCCTTACGGAACACATCAAAGCGCACGCACTCAGGCTGAAGTGAGAGTGCTTACGCGCACGCAGCAAAGCCGCAATCATTCGATCGCGGCGATACTCTTCATCATAGGTAAGGTATGGGCTGGCTATTGCCGACCGTGGAGCATTCCACGGATAAGCGTAAGAAATCCCCACGCTCACCCCTTCACTGAAACGGACTGGTCATATTCCCATACACCATCTGGGGAAACTAAAGCGCCCCGCGACATACCTGTTTGAGGGTCACGGAAAACCGCCAGCCCAATAGGGTGTAGAATTTCATTATTAATACGGATGATAAGACCGCGTTCGCTTAATTCATTCCACGATATCCAGTCACAACCTCCAATTTTTTCGCTTTGTTCCATGACGTTAAATGCATCGCCACATAGCGCGCTGATACGCTTAATCTCTGCGGCCATTTCCTCAATTGAGGTGATGGTCGACTGCTGGATGTGATGATGAATCAGGCCGGAAATAAGTTGCTCGATTTTCGGATAGTAGCCAATAGTATCGAGCCACTCCTCGCCAGCTTTACGGCCGCTTTTAGCGACCTTTTTCTCGCTCAGAATGAATTGATACTGGTCGCTGGTAATAACCCACTTACCGCCAATCTCGATATTTAGGCTCATGCTTTTACCTCCGGATAACCGATTAATACCTGGTCAACCACACCATTGATAATTTCACAAAGAGCTTTTCCAGCCTCTTGGTCATTAATTCCAGTTATCGTCCCCATAGCTAAGGCTACAATCCGAACCTTCATAAGCGCCTCTATCTCGCCTTGCTGTTTAGCTTTCTGGATTTCAAGCTCGCTCATATCAGACCCCACGGTAATGTTTTGTTTTCAGCTCAGTGATTTCCTTACAGGTCACGCAAAGCGCAACGCCCTGAATGGCAATGCGGCGTTCATCCGGGATTGGGGCTTCACACTCTTCGCAGGTAAAACGAGAAGGCGCAGCGATACGGCTGCGCGCGTTGTTGATAAGGCGCTCACGTTCTGCCTGCTCGCGCTGTTGTGCGATATCCATTACGTCGGCCATTAGTGCAGCTCCTGAGATTCGTTTTCGTAGCGGGTGGCTTCGCGGCGCAGCAGTTCAGCGGCTTCTTTACCGCTCATATCTTTGTTTGCGATATGGGTTGCCAGAGCTTCAAGGCGGATAGAAACAGCGAGAGCGCGACCTTTACGCTCTTCTTTTCTGACCTCATTAAGTAGGTCATTCAAAAATGTTTTTCCGAATTTACGTGGTAACTCTAAACAAAGACTCATCGTTCAATCTCCTGATTTCTGGCAATAAGAAGCCTGGCGGGTTTACGCCATTAATTACGGGTTTATTTAATTAGCTAAAAAGCATTCATGGATTGAAATATGCCGGGGTAAAATCCCACCCCAGCGGGAAATTTTATTCATTGACGCAATAATCAGCTTGCGGCGGTTCATATCAAAATATTCATATGGTTTACCGACTTCATCAGAGCTAAACGCACCCGGATTATTTCGGTTAGCAAGCGTTAAAACCACAAACTTAAAATCTTCATCAAGCTTATTGAAATTACGCAGTGCCTTATTTTCTGTTGCTTTCAGTTTTTGATGAAACCGTGCGAAACACTCTTCGCCGGTCATGGTCTTCGGTTGCTCAGTAGAACAATCTGCATTGCTAAAAAGCTTGCTCGCCTGGGTGTCATGAGCTGAAATTCTTTCGTTCATTTTGCCCCCATTAATGCATTTAAAATCCGCTTAACCGCAGAGACTTTTTTTGCTGTTAAGCCGTTCAACAATTCGGACTGAGAGCTGCAAGGGTGCCAGCGCTGGCCGTCGCTACCCATTATCCAGCCGTGCCCGTAGTGCATGGATGGGCTACGTTTTTTGAGCAGAGAGGCGAGTGACGGTTCGTTAGTCAACATAAGCACCTCAAATCAAACCGAATGACGCGCTGATGCCGCTGACGGTATCAACGACACTCGTCATTGCTGGGTTAGCCTGGAGCCTGGCCTGCAACGCCATTGCCGATAGCGACAGCATGCGAATACCCGCGTTTACGCTCGCAATCATGTTTTGCTTACGGGCCGGGGTAAGACGGTCGCCTGAAACGGCACCGCTCGCCAGTTCGCCGAGTTCACTCATTGCGCGCATGACGTAGGATTGCAGCTTCTCTTTTGCCAGCTCGTTGACCGGCACGCATGGCAGACAATGGATCTGCGCCAGAAAACCATCGACAAGGGTCGAGTCTTCGGTCAGGTCTGTCAGCGTCCAGATTTCGCGCGGCGTTAACTGGTGTGGCTGTTCCGGGTTGAGTTTGTTGTAAAGCGTATGCGGCTTGATACCGGCTTTATCTGCCAGCTCTTTCACGTTATGCGTGGCCGCGAATTTTCTGCATGCATCATCAAAGTGTGCATGTGACGAAACGCAAAAATCTAACATGCTGCATCCTTACAGTTCACATAAAGTGAATTACGCACCGATGACAAGTTGGAACCGTGAATGACCTAAAGCCTTACGCAGCTGCTCTTCTTTCCAGCGGGCGTAATAAATACGAATCGGGCCACCTGCTTTCTTGCAGCCTTTACGGATGGTGCGGGGTTCGATTGGTACACAAGGGTTGTCGCCGGTTGTCCAGCGATAAGCAGTACGTTCAGAAACACCCTCGAGCTCTGCGAACTGTTGCAGAGTAACGATAGGTGCAGGCACTTTGATGATTGCGATTTCAGAAGCCATGTTGCATGATTCCCATTTTGACAATGTTTGCAATCAATGGCCTCTGTTTGCCAACTTCTGCCACTGATTGCCCGAATTAGCAACGATACTAATGCTCGATTGAATATTAGTAAATACCCAAAGGAATAAATTTTGATACTTGATACTCAGGTGAATAACGACGAGTTACTGGATAGAATTTGTCAAGTATATGGTTTTACTCAAAAAATCCAGCTAGCCCGGCACTTCAATATTGCAGCCAGCTCCCTACAAAATCGCTACACTCGTGGCACTGTTTCTTATGACTTCGCCGTGCAGTGCGCCTTAGAAACTGGAGCAAGCCTACTATGGCTACTTACGGGGCAAGGCTCTCAATATGATGGCAAACCGTCCCCAACGGATCCGAAAACGATAGACTCATTCACTCTTAGTGATGGAAAGCTCGAAGAAAATTCACCATTGAGTATTGACTCCGGTTTTTTTAGCAAGCAAATGTCAAAAGGCATTGCTGTTCGCGCCGATGGAAAGCTGCACTTCATAGAGCAAGATGCCTCACTTTCTGATGGCCTTTGGTTGGTTGATATTGAGGGGGCTACCAGCATCAGAGAATTGACGCTCCTACCAGGCAAAAAGCTACACGTTGCGGGCGGAAAAGTACCGTTTGAATGTAGGATTGACGAAATAAAACTGATTGGCCGTGTAATTGGTATATATAGCGATGTCAACTAATCCCTATATCCACGATGAATAAGGAAACTATCATGGATACTATAATTCCGATTTTGTTTTTAGGTCTGTCTTTTTTTTCGATGATTACTTATTTTAAGTCACCGGAAAAATTAGCAATGCGAGTGGCTAAAGGAGTTGCAGCTTTTCTTGCTTCTATTGCTGCCTTTGGGGCCTTTTTAGGTGGTGATTATGCACTATCACTTCCTATCGCCTTTATTGTTCTTTTCCTGACAATTCGCCAGTTAAAAACATCTAAAACCCTATCATCTGTAACACATCAACCAATCTCTTTTAGCACACCAAAAGATCCTATAAGTAAGCGTAAGCCCGATAGTGAGTTTAGAAATATTTCATTTGAGTACACAGACTTAAATGGCAATTCAACTCATAGAGAAGTTGATGTAAAAGAGATTACTGAACAACACATTACAGGATATTGTCATTCACGCAGGCAACTAAGGACCTTCCGTTTAGACCGAATTGATAATAGTGAGATTGTCGTCCGTGATACGGGCGAGTTAATCAATGTCTATGACTGGATTGTCCAGCTATATGGAGAATGAGGTTTACTCATGACCGTTCGAAAAAACCCCGATGGCGGTTGGATTTGTGAACTCTACCCAAACGGTGCGAAAGGCAAGCGCATCAGAAAGAAATTCGCCACTAAAGGCGAGGCGCTGGCGTTCGAACAGTACACCGTTCAAAACCCTTGGCAGGAAGAAAAGGAAGACAGGCGCACATTAAAAGAGCTGGTTGACTCATGGTATAGCGCTCATGGCATTACCCTGAAAGACGGCTTAAAACGCCAGTTAGCGATGCACCATGCTTTTGAGTGTATGGGCGAACCTCTTGCACGCGATTTCGATGCACAGATGTTTTCCCGCTACCGAGAAAAACGGTTAAAAGGTGAGTACGCCCGTTCAAACAGAGTGAAAGAGGTATCGCCTCGCACGCTTAATCTTGAGCTGGCCTATTTCCGGGCAGTATTCAATGAGCTAAACCGTCTCGGAGAATGGAAGGGGGAAAACCCACTGAAAAATATGCGCCCATTCCGCACAGAAGAAATGGAAATGGCCTGGCTAACTCACGACCAAATTTCGCAACTGCTCGGAGAGTGTAAACGGCATGACCACCCTGATTTAGAAACCGTGGTAAGAATTTGTCTCGCCACTGGCGCACGGTGGTCTGAGGCCGAGAGTCTGAGAAAAAGCCAGCTTGCGAAATACAAAATCACATACACCAACACGAAAGGCAGAAAAAACCGCACCGTCCCAATCAGCACAGAGCTCTATGAGTCTCTGCCTGATGATAAAAAAGGCCGGTTGTTTAGTGATTGTTATGGCGCGTTCCGGTCAGCTCTGGAAAGAACAGGCATCGAACTACCAGCAGGACAGCTTACCCATGTTTTGCGCCACACCTTCGCCAGCCACTTTATGATGAATGGAGGCAACATTCTTGTTCTACAGAGGATATTAGGACATACAGATATAAAAATGACCATGCGTTATGCTCATTTTTCCCCTGACCATTTAGAAGATGCTAAACTATTAAATCCATTGGTAAAAAAATGACGACACTAGAAAAAGCAATATATAATATATCTAAACACAAGGCTATCTCTATTTTCCTTTTTATGGTAATAGCATTGATATTCCTATCACCTTTATTATTATATTTTCATCAGTTCCATAACAACCTATCATCTCAACCTGAAAAATGGTCATTTTTTGGTTCTTTCATTGGTGGGATTTACGGACCTATAGTTACATTAATTAGTGTATTTGTATTAGTAATCACAGTCATAGAAATCAATCAATCAAATAAAGCAAGTATTAACGAGGCAAGAAACACGAATTATGTAAGTGAGTTGATAACCTTATCAGAAATCCTTAATAGATCTATAGATAATAACATTTACATTAAAAATGACAGAAATTATTTTTTCAACAACCTAAACAACATTGCATTTAATAAAATAAAGAGCAAGCCCCATGTAAATAGTGAAGTGATTTTAAAGACCTGTACACGAAAATTCGTAGAAAATGAGAGGGTTTTATTTGAAAATGAGATTGATATTCTGCATGAAATCTTTTCTAGAATTGAAAGCATCCCTAACGCGGAATTAGCTGAGAGGGCAAAAGGTATTTTTAGGGGGGTTATACGTAATAATGAAAGGTTTTGGATTGAATGTTACATACGTCGTTTTAGGGAAGACCTTGTTCCCTACCTATTGTCATGGAACACGTTTAGCAAGACCCCGCTAAAACTTCTAAGTCTAATACCTGAACCATCGCAAGAAGATGGCGATAAAGTGGCGATGGAAATGGCGGATAATGGGTAATCGCTGGCAAACAAAGGCAATCTATATCAATGATAAATAACGCAAACTATTGATTTTCAGTTGTTCCTACAGGAACTCATAATCGCTTGGTCGTTGGTTCAAACCCAACAGGGGCCACCAAATTTTAGCTTTAAAATCATATAATTAAGCCACTCGAAAGAGTGGCTTTTTTGTTCCTGAATTTTAAAATGGCACCACAAACCGCTGAGCAGCGCGCATGGCTTAGCGTGTTGTCGCTATCCCATTAA